CAATATGTTCTGCATGACAACCATGCCTTCTGCGTATTTCTATATCTTTAAAAGGATGAATTTTATTATTAAAAATTTCTTCATTCAAAATATTAGTCCATCTTGTTACAGCATGTTTAGATGGAATATATATTTTTTTATGTTTTTTGTTCTCTCTAATTGTTTTAAGAATAATATTATCTTTTCTGATATACATGGCTTAACCTCAAGATTGCATGCTTACAGGCCTTCCACTTTTCTTTCTTATAACAACAGGTGCTTGAAGGTCTGTACCATGAGTTGTTTTAACTGCTGAAAAATCTTTTTCAACTTTATATTGACAAGTCATTGTCATATCCAAAAATTTTCCTTCATACATAAAACCATTCCATCTTAATTCAAACACATGATCTGCTTCATCAACTATATCAACTTTAATATATTTTTCTTTAAAAGCTTCAACTACCATAGCTTCTTTATTTACTTTTTTTCTTTTATTGACTTGAATATCAACTTCTGTATTCATATCGACTAAACTCATTTTTCTACCTTTCTATAAAGATCAGGGAAAACTTCCAATACTAATTTTTCAGTTAGCCCCTTACATTTGAGTTTCTTCTTTAACATTTGTGTAAAAACTAATGACTCGTCAGGGTGCATAGCTTCTAAAATTTGAGTCAATAATTCTTTGATTCGTTTTGCTTTTAATCCATTAGCCTTTGGATGGTCTTTTACAAATATTGAACACTTTGGCATAACGGTAAATAATGAAGTTTCACTCAATCCTATTGGTGCATCATCTTTTTTATACTCAGGCATCTTTTTTGGAACATTCCATTCAATAGATGGATCAAATGTTCCTTGCAATACAAAACGTAAAATATTATTTGTTTTATACTGTTCTAAAAGAGCCTTCTTTTCTTTTCTAGTTTTTGCTTTGGCAATCCCTTTCAAGAGTTCAGAAATATAAACTGTCATTTTGTAAAATCTCCTATATGTTCCATTAAATACTTCAACTTTTTGCTAATAAAATAATTCAATAACTGTCCTTGTTTTGGAGTTTTTTCTTTATCAAATTCACTCACAATAGCTTTGACTATCTCACTTGGAATACAATCAAAATCAATCAATTTTCGATTTCTTTCCCACTTTTCTGTCATGCCATTTTTACAAAAATCTTCTGGCTTTGCCTTCATCCATAATTCGACTTTCTTCTTGGATATAGGCTTTTGCCTCACTCCTTCAACAATACAATCATCAGCTGATAATATATTGGGTATTCCATCACCCTTATCACCACGAATTATATGTTCTTTTAAGTATTTATAAGGGTCAGGAACACTCAGCATTTTCTTTTGTATAGGTGAATATTGCTTAATATTCTTATATTTCTGTAGCTGAGTAAAGTCTTTATCACTAGAAATGATAATACTCTTTTCTCTCTCAAGTGCAGCCAAAACAGCAATAACATCATCACCCTCAGCGTGTGGAACTGAGACAACTTTATACGGGAAAAATTCGTCAATTTCCAGTATAATTTTGTTTATGGTCTGGAATAATGCGCTCCAGTCCATGCCTTCTTTGTCTTGCTTTTCTCTCTTGATTTTTCTATGTGCCTTGTAATACTTATATTCGTCTTTTCTCCAGCTAGACATATTATCCGTACAAACAACAATTTCACCAAACTTAGCTTTATACTTTGTTCTATAATTCCGAACACTATTTAAAACTAAATGCCTGATGAAATCTTCCGACGTTCTTTCTTCGTTTGGTATCTTATGGGCTACCATAATACTACCAACTATTATATTTGAGAAATCTAGTAATATCATATCAACTCCTCGACACCCTCAACAACTTGATAGTCTATAACAGAGTCTAAACGAAATGACCTCCAACCATTGTTATCCAAATCCCAAACAGATAGAACATCAAGATTTTCTTTTTTCTTGATGCCACTAATGTTTTGCTCTGGTAAAATAGAATCATGTAAAGTACAACGCATAACTCTTTCATCACCATTTACTTTTGTGAATGTAACTTTGATTACATTCTTTTTCAACCCTTCAACCAAGATAGCCCGCTTCTTCGTCATAATCTTCTCCTTCAATATATTGTAAAAAACTCACTTCACGTTCATGCTTAAAAATATCCACATTGGAATATTTCTTTAAAACTTCTATACCATCTTCATTTTTGTAACTTTCTTCATAGTGAAATTCTTTAATGCCAGATTGCAATATTAACTTTGCACAATCAACACATGGAGCATAAGTACAAAACATATATGCGTCTTGACCAGACTCCGTTGACTTAGCTAACTTGGTTATTGCATTAGCTTCTGCGTGAAGAACCTCTGGTTTTGATTTTCCATCTTCTTCACAAACATTAGAACCACCAGAAGGCATACCATTGTAACCGATAGATATTATTCTATCATCTTTCACAATAATACACCCGACTTTTAATCTAGTTGCTGTTGAAAGTTTACCATATTCTCTAGCAACTTTTAGATGTGCTTCTATAAATTTTTCTTTCATTTATCCAAGTAATTTTAAAGGATCATAAGCCTTATTACCTTTATGTACTTCAAAATGTAAATGAGGGCCAGTAGAATGACCAGTGCTTCCAACACGCCCGATTGATTGACCGCGTTTGATTTTATCACCTGGCTGAACAAAGACTTTTGAAGCATGGCAATAATACGTTTTAAACTTTCCATGATCTATTGTAACTCCAATGCCACAACCGTTACGATACCATCCACTCTTAATAACTACACCAGATGCAGCTGCTCTAATTCGTGTGCCCATTGGTGCAGCTAAATCCAAACCGTTATGATGTTTTCTATGACCACTAAACGGATCTTTTCTATATCCAAACTTAGAAGAAATCTTACCACGTTTCAAAGGCCAAAGTAAAATAGCTTTTCGTTTTGGTGTTCTTTTCTTAAATGGTGTCGGTCTTACAAATGATGCCTTTCTGATTTTATATTTAAATGCGTCCATTTCAGCAAACATGGCTGATTGGCGTTGTTTAAATTTCAAACAAAGAGGTAAAGAACACTCAATCGCAAAAGCATTAGAACTCATTAGCAAACTAAAAATCATAACAAATAAAATTCTCATCTCATTTCTCCATGTTCTTCTTCATATTCTTCATCGCTATGAACAGAAAACTCTTTATCAAAAGTCTTATGAACATACTCGACGCCTTCAACTACCATTTCTTTTGCGGTAGCTGCATCTTTAATTACAAGATCAACATTCTCTGGTTTATGTATCATCAATGAAGCTATGAGATAAACCAGAAATATAATAATAATATTCTTAATCATTAGAACGCTCCTAATAAGATAGTTTGTGAATTAATCCGACCCGTACAACTTTGCTCTTTAGTTTTCATTTCTTTCATTTGCTTTTTCAAAGAACGCTTAGTCAAATTATTTAACGCATCTTTCGGTTTTCGAGCTGTCTTTTGAGCAGATGTTTCATTGTCAAAATGTTGAATAGTGCAACCTTTCACACTAAGACCTCTAACACTATTTTCAGCATAATAAACACCAAGAGTCTTATATTTTGTATTAAAGACCCATAACTCACTTGCTCCAATTATCTTTTCTGGATTGATACTAACAAGCCTTAGGTCTGGAAACTCTTGCTGGTACTTCAAACTTTTAATAAGTTTACTTGTAGCAACTGGTTTTTTCTTTCTTGGTTTTCGTTGAGCTGTTGCGTTCTTAATAATACGCTCTAAATCATCAACAATAACACCATAGAAATCGGTCATTTTACCAATCTGTTTTGGTTTCAAATGTCCCCATGCTTCATTGAGGTATTCATCTTCACCATTATATAATGCAACCATCGCATTATAATCGTCAAGATAATGCTCTCTTAATTTTCGGGCATGAACACTCTTACAGCCTTTATTCAAAAGCTGAGAATAAAAATCGTATTTAAGTTTATATCCATTTATAATAAAATCATCCACAAGACCTTCTATATGAGCAACAAAATCGTATACTTGCTCTTGAATGCGTTCTTGAATAGATATAACTTTTTTCTCTTTTTTCTTTTCTTCTTTTTCTACTTTCTTTTTATCGTTGATTGACATATAAGATGGGTCTTGAGGTATTCCATTAACAATCGGAACTGCTCGTGTAACACCATCATCACATTTCATAATATCATATAATACTTTTTCCATAATATAGTCCTTTCTTACATTAAGTGCATTTTGGCCAAACCAAACAATGCAATCACAATAACAATAACATTCAATAAAATTAAATTAACACTATTTCTCAAATAAGCATTAATAATATGTAATGATGAGCCTAA